TCTGCGTCAGCAGTAATAGAAGCACGGAAGCCAGCAGTAAACTCAAGGATGTTAGCAACTTCAGGTGAAACCACGATGAAGTTAGCGCCGCCACGAAGAGTCTTACGATGAATCTGAGCAGAGACATCATTGATAGTCTCTACAAGAGTCTCGTACCACTCGCTTACAGTACCAGTGAAGTCAGGAGCAGCAGAAGTTGCACCGATTTCAGTACCAGCTACGCGATCCAAGAACAAGCCTGGTGAGCGTGACCAGTAGTATGTACCAGCATTTGCACCCTTCACAAGATCGTTAAGGATCTCGCGGTCGATCTCTAGAGCAATTTGCTCAGAGAGAATCGAAGTAAGCTCAACCTCAGCATCCAAGTTGTGGTATGCGTTCAAGTCCTGACCAAGCTCTGGAGACCATTTGGCCTTCAGCTTCTTAGTCACGGCCGTAACAGCAACACTGTCAACCTTGATGTCGATCTCAGGAATCTCGATCTTGCCAGTAGTGCTACCGGAGTTACCAGTTGCGCCAGTTGGCTCTTCAAGGCCCCATGAATCGTTACCTACGACAGAACCAATTGAGTTGCCTGCATCGAAGTTATCGAGCAGTGGGATGTCAAAGTTCAAAGTGAAAGTTAACACCTGCACAGCAATCTTATCCAAGATAGCTTGCGTCATTGTAGTAGGCGAGGCATTTGCTTCAGCAGTCCTCGCAAGAGCTTCAGTGAACGCAGTTGTACTCTCAAGGTCGAAACCCGCAGTCATGGCAGCCACGTCGCCAGCGTCCGTGATGGACACAACTTTAAACGCAAGTTGGCTAATGTTAGTTACACCTTCTAAGCCCTCTGAGGAGTTAGATGTAACAACCTTGGTGTGACGCTTGAGCAAGCGAAGTCTAGCAATAACAACATCGTCGTCATCGACAGTAAGGCCGAGAGTTTCTGCGCCAGAAGAGGCACGAACACAAAGCAACGCATCACCGTTTGTTGAATCGATCAAGATTGCAGCTTCGTCACTGTTAGCGATACCAGCACCAGCTACGGCGCGAGTATCAGCTGGAGCGACAGCAGTAGTCAACTTAGCGCTCATTTGCAAGATATCGGCTGCGGTCCAGTCGGAGGCGCCGGGAGCCAAAATGATCATATTATCAGAGCTAGTCACATCAGGGTCATAATCAAGCGATGAGTTGTTAGAACCATCCATGACGTTTGACGACGCAGCAGGAGTAGCACACGCCACAGATGCTTTAGAAGATGCATATCCAGCTTGAAGATTGTAGAAACCACCGGGATCATTCCCAAGGGTCACACCATCGACAAGTCCCTTACCTACAACATTTCCACCGTAGATAGACTCACCAGCACCGTAGCCAGCTTTTGCGCCCTCGAATGTAAAGTCGAGGAAGAAAATGAGGCCCGAGGGCAAGCTCATTGGTTGAACGCTGACGATATCGTTAGCGAGAAGTCCGCCGAATACACGACGAACGAGTGGGAAAGCAACAGAAGCGAAGCCCTCCACATCACCAGCTGCCATGGAAGAAGCTTCCTTCAATAGCTGTGATGCTTGGTTTTCGAGAAGACGAGCCATGCCTTGACGATTGACATCGTTATCGATGCCTTCGAGAAGACCGGTCTTTTCCCATTTGTTTAAAAGGGCATCGCCCTCTTTCCGAAGATCGCGTCCAACGATTCCCTCGGTCAATTTATTTAAAATAGACATTTAATTAATACCTCCTAGTATTTTTATTTTTTAATTCCTGCCAATGCTTGGAAACGATCTTTCACAAGGCTTTCGCGCTGTGAATTCTCCCTTCTTCGTCTTGGCATGCTTATTGAAGGTCTCTTGATTGCTTCGTTCAGTGATTTCGGAGTCGACTTTTGCGACCCTCCCACTGTACTTTGAAGGGTTTCAAATATAACCTTCGCTTCCTCTATCGTGTCTGCACTTTGAATAGATTCGGCAATTCTATTTTTTTGCCGCTCATTCAGGGAGGTACTCTTCAATGTTCGATTTGTATAGAGTAATTTTGCGTTGGAAAGATTAGTTTCTTCAAACTGCTCTCTCACCAACATAAATGTTTGCTTAAGCTTGTCGCTGGACTCTGCAAGTGTTTGCAGTTTTTCTTTCAGATCTTTAATCTGAGCGTCCTTTGCTCCAATAGCTTCTGCTAGTCTCATCTCAAGAGCTTTCTCTGTAATACTTTTGTCTGACTGATCTTCTTCCTCGGGCATGTTTCCTGCCTCTTCAAGATCAAGTTCGTATTCCAATACTGGTGCTGCCATGCCCATTGATCCGTGGCCATCGTAACCGCCGGCGCGGCCGGAGACATCATACTTAACAGCCTCTCTGACCATTGCGGCTAGGCTCTCTAGTGTAAGGCCTTCAAGTTCGAGTTCAGGGTTTGTCGTATTATTAGGATCTTCACCGGGGATGTTGGCCGGATCGACATCATCCATCTGCTCCTCAAGATTAATAGTAATGCTCTTTACTTTGCTACTTTCTTCTTCATGTTCCATTGGATCCATTACCAATGGCTCCGTCGGCATCATCTCTCCACACGATTCTAAAAGATCGTCAAGATCAATGCTTTCCATCATTGGTATCTCTTCCCCTTCTTCTTCTCCGGCGCCCATTGCCATAGCAAGCGCTTCTTCTGGAGCCTGAGTACCATCTTCCTCGCCCATTTCTCCTGCCATGGCTTGAAGTTGATCAAATGAAATTGTAATCTCCTCCTCATCATCTGGACAAGGGCATAGTTTAATCTCTGCATCCGCGGCATAAGGGATATCCTCTTCAGGCAGAGTTTCTTCTTCGGGCATGCCGCCCATCATAGGATCTTCTTCGGGGGCCCCACCCATCATGGCTGCCATTGGATCCTCTTCTTCTTCTTCTGCACCCAGCATGGTATCAACTGCCTCCTTGATGTCGGCCGAATACTTTTCCAATATTGCCGATTCGGCACTTTTAAGCGCCGCTTCTTTCAATTCTTGCGCGTCAACTATAGCTTGTTCCAATAAAGACATGTGTTTTTGATCCTTCAAAAAAGTTTTATTCACAAATAAATAGTAATGTCAACAGTAAAAACCCCTTAGCGTTCTTAAAAGATAGTACTATTCCTTTTCTCGCTCGCGCTGGAGTTTCTGAATTGTTCTTTTTTTATTCTTTTCTTCTAATCTTCGCTTTTTGGATGGCTTCACGAAATATTGTCTTTCTCTTATTTGCTCAACGATTCTTTCCTTTTTACACTGTTTAAGGAAGCGTTTTATAGTTCGCATCGGATCCTCGTTGGGGCGAGCAACGACTGTGACATGTGATGGGCGCTTGCCCTCTGGTACATGTACTTTTACAGCTTTTTTATTTCTGTCGCGGCCTTCATAACTCTTGTAGTTATTATTACCGCGATGTTTAGGGCTTCTATTATATGCCATTATTTCCTCTTGTTATTATGGGATGTCTTGTCTCGTATATAATTCGAGAACATGAGTAAAGTTTGTTAGATCTGGCTGGGTTTCTGGGTCGAACCTCCACGCTATGGCGTCGCCTTTTTGAAAGTGTATGCCGTAAGATGCGCTGATAGAAACAAAATCAAATGTTGTGTCCGCGGCATCCATCTCCACTGTAACGGCTTCCGTAAGGGTTGCCGGATTTGCTGTGCCATCAATGGCCTTGTAAAGCTTTAAGATAGATGTGTCGCCCGCAGTCGTAGTTCTTACATGACTTCTTAGCCATCTGCCGCGGCAAGGGGCGACGAACCGGCTTGTGTATGTGCCGCCGGCTGTCTCGGTGTCGTTATATCCCATTGGAAGAAACTTCTGAGCAGCTGTGTTGAAGTTTGAGGCGCCGTGAATGAAGTAAAGCTCGTGGCCTCGGACTGAACCGGAGACCAAAACCGAGCCTGAAGCGTAAATTGCGGGACTTGAGCCGGAAACAGTGATTGATCCGCTATGGTATGATGAACCTGAGTGGTAGTAAGCGCCGCTGTGGTGGTAAGCGCCAGAGTGATGATGGGTGCCAGAGTGATGGCTACTACCAGTGTGATGATTGGTGCCAGAGTGATGATGGGTGCCAGAATGATGGCTACTACCAGTGTGCCGAGAACGGCCTACATGTTGTGTCTTGCCTCTTTTATCGCCGCCGCCTGATCTAAATCCCATAATTAAACTCCTCCATTAAGCTGAATCTGATATTCCAGAACCTGTATGAGTATACATGCTGGCTGTTGGAATATTTGTAAGTTCTGCCACACATTCATAGCCAATTCCGGACGCATTCCCGGTGGCAGACACATATATCTCTTTGGCCTTTACATTAAAAGTGTATGCATCTTCGGAGCTATTCATAGTCATATACCGGTGAGCATTTGGAACAGGGCTAGCGGCACTTCCAGTTGGAACGAAAGAAACTATCATATGCCCGGTGCCAAAAGTCCCAGAAGCAATAATTGTAATAGATTTCGTGACCATTGGGAACTCAAGTTTTTGCTCTTCTAAATCTAGAAGAACAGAGCCGCTCAACCATGGTATGCCAGAAACTTGATAAGAACCAACATTGTGAACGCCTACGTTATATCTTCCAAATATTTGATTTCCGTTTGCATCAGTTGCCATTTTTAATTCCTCTTTTCATTAAATAGTATCTCATTACATTAAAGCTTTCCATTTGTGGGAACCAATACCAAGAATTCCGGAAATATCTACTCCTGGATCTCCTAGTGCCTTGTCTCCAAGCGGACTTGAGGCCTGCATTTCCAGAGATTGCTGGGCTGGGGCTGGTGCGGTACCCTCAAATAAATCTACGCCGCCATAAGAATCGGCGCCGATAGCATCAAGAAGCTGCTTTCTGCTCTCTTTTGCTTGCTGTAGTCTTTGATCCTGAGCCTCTTGAAGTGCCCTAGGTTTCTCAAGAACAGGCGTTGGCACAGCAACAGGGGCAGATTCCATTATAGTGGGAGCCATGCCTTTCATTACTTCTGAAACCACGCTTGATAATATGCCTTCCTCAATGAGTGATTCTGTGATGCACTCTTTGACGATGGGCTTAATTAATCTTTTTAATTCTTCTCTTTTCATTATTCTCTCTTATTCTGCTGCTTTTTTTACATCAGATGCACTAGGTACTTCGAAATTAACCTTTCCAGTTCCAAGCAACTTGTTAACTGTATCCTGAGATGTTCCTGATTTTCCTGCTTGCGGCATCGATGCCTCTCTGGAGAATCTACCTTTATTCTTTTTAATAAGGCCTAGGTTGCCGGCAAAATACCTAGCAGCCAGTTGTTTATCGGGCTTTGCGATCTTTTCTGTCTGAACCAAGAGTTGCAAAACTTCATCTGTGATGTTCTTAAGAGCATATCCATAAACCTGTTCAGGGGTTGCCTCCATCAAATTCGCTCCATTAAATGGCTTAGTCACAACATTTCCGGCGGCGCCGGCTATTGCTAACTGCATTGCCTTAAGAGCCTCTTCCTCGTTGTCGATTGCTGGGCCAGTTACATTGTCCACGGCAACTATCCCGTCGGGATTCGTCATCATAACCTGTGACCATCTGTGGTGGCCGTCGAGAACATATGCGCCATTATAAATAAGAATTGGCGGCGGCGGGTTATCAGGACTTGGCATAATAATCGGATCGCTTACTAGGCCAAGAGCAGCTTTTGTGGCATTGTATTTATTTGTTACCTGATCGGCGAGACTATTATCAAACCCAATCTCTGCCTGTGTGGCTGTTAAGTTTTTAGCAGCCTTGGATTCTCTTTTAACGCTGACTTGCTCATCTTCTGGTCCTCCGGTATCAGTGTGGCCGGCCGTTGCCAGTGCTCTGAATTCAGGATCGGCAGCATATTTTTTAAGAATGGCAACATATTGTGATAATGGTGTACCAGTGTCTGCTAATTTGTCTGCAACTTTCTGCATAGGAGAAGCTTCTTCGGCTGGAGCTTTGGCAGTCGGGGCAGCCTGCTCCTCTTCTTCCTCTTCTGGCTCCTCTCCGATGCCAGTGAGGGCGCCGAGTTCGGCTTCATTCACAAACTTCCGCCAATTCTCAAAGATTAATTTGCTCTTTTTAAAACTTGAAAAACTCATTACTTTAGTTCCTTAAAATGTCATTAAGCAAACGATTGATCTTGTCTGCCTTTGTAAAAATGTTTGGCTCTTTATGCTCTTTCATCATAAATGCGCCGGTTGTTGACGGCTCTGAAACAAAATCAAAGCAAATCAATTGGAAGTCGTCCTCTACGATGGTGTTACCCATCTCTTCTTTTACGGAGCCAAGTCCGCGAGAAGAGATACCGAGAGTAACGCCAGCTTTGGCAAGCTCTTGTAAAACTTTGCCCGCGGGAGTATCAAGAACCAAAACCTTACCCATTACATCATCACCGTCCCACCAAACATCAACAACAAGGTGAGATGCGTTTCTAAGGTTTATGACTGAATCGTCTGGGTGATCTAATTCTCCAAGTGCTCGTCTTTCTTTGACAAGCTTGTGGTAGTTTTCTATTTCTCTTTGAAGGACATTCTTGCGATAAATACGGCCATTACCATTCTTGGCATCTGCTCTCTGCATGACGCCAGTCATGTAGAACTTGTTGCCAGCAGCCATGTCTCGCTTCTCTTGCTCGGTTAGGAGATCTTGACAGACTCCTCCATCGCAGAGGGCGTAGTATTCGGTTAGGACCATTTTATTCGACATTATTAAATTACCTTTGCTAGGAGTTAGAAGCCGCGTTCGCGGCGCCTTTTCTGGTATTCAGACTCACCTTTTTCTGTAAACTTGTCAGTATGCCAGTCAACCTCGCCTCGTTCTATCGCTCTGTCTCTGGCGTCCTCTTGGCCGGCTAATTCTCCCTGTGAACGATCCCGTTTATCGTAAGCGGTGTTCCAATTATCTTTGTATTCCTTATGCCTCCTGGCCATGGCATCAACAATAGTTGGCGCTATGTTATCGGCGCTGTCGAACTTAAAGTCTCTGGTGGCAGCTGGGGATATGCCCTCCGCGGGTTTGCGTTCACAGTGAGGGCATGTCACCCAGACATTTTCTTTTGACGCGTATTTCTCCTCACGGCCTGACTTTGGTTCTATCCTTTTTGTGCGCGATGCCAACTGCAATAGGTTTTTAAAAAGCGCTTGCTTGGCAGGATCTTCACTAAGTCGGGCTCTGGCCATGACAATTGCTGTTGGCTGGGTCGAGGCGCTACCTCCAGAACCGGCCGCGTAGGCTTGAATTGTGATTCCAAAGACCTCTTCTGCGTCTAGAATGCCATCTAAATGCAGAGCGTGAATAAGTTCTGCCGCGGTGTTGTCTTCTTCGGTCAATTGATTCATCAACTCCGCATCGGGAATTTCTTCTTTAGCGGGCTCGTCTTTATTACCACCGAAGAAGTTTCCAAAAAGTCCCTCGTTGATTAAAACGGAAGAAAGTTCTTCTTTAATGATTTGCTTAAGTTGATTCTTTGTAATCTTCATTTGTTTGTTTCCTTAAAAAGTAAAATGCGGGCGCAACCCGCACGAGTTAGCTGCCCTTACAACAACGACGAACATCTGGTATGTTAATTCTTCGCATTTTCTTCTCCTGAAAGTTGAATGTTGAGCCCACGATCTCCAAAAATCATATTAAAAACATAAGATGTTCCCGAACTTAAACAGCCCAGAATAAAATAGTTTGCGAAAGTGTGTTCGAAAGTAAATAGTTCTGTCCAGCCGTTTATGCCACACAAAAAAACTCCCACCCAGAAGCCCATACACATTGGGCAACGAAAGAAGTGATGCTTTGGACGAATCTTTCTGAAAATGGTTGCAAAGCATAGTAGCTGTGTCATTCCATATGCAGCAAGGACGAATGTTAAAAGTTCCAATTTAGCCTCTATTAGTAAGTATAGTTTTGCCAGTAAGGGCCGTAGTTGTAGCCTGGACGGAGAGTGCCCCCGACATCCTTGTGTGGTACCTCGCCAAGCTCTGTGGACTCTTCTGGCTCTGGATCAGTGAATCTATCTGTTGACAAATCCTCAAATTTCTCTAAAAACTCAAAATATGGCCTTTCTTCGTCAATCCATTTAGATAAGTTAATCAGCGCCATGCGAAAAGAATCTCTATCAACACCAGATAATATGGCGCCTTCCATGGAGCCATATACATTTCCAGCCTGTACAGATGCTCTGTCAACTATTCCCTTCTTAGATAAAAAACTAAAAAGTCGATCCTGCGCGCCGTAGACTAGGTCACTCATAGCCTCTTTCGAAAAGGCCAACACTTTGCTTGTTGTGGGAGACAACACGATATCAATGTCTGCATGATCAAAAACCATGATGTCTCCGTTCATTGCGCGCCGCATCTTCATTTTCACATTGGCAACAACGGGGGAGTCCTTCTTTTCTGGCGCCAGTGGTTGTTCCGCTGCCCCTCCGACAGTCACATTTATTGTCACGATAACACCTCAGAAGCCAAGCTCTGTATTTTAAGTACTCCCTTTACCATGTTCTCGTCAATTTTAGTCTTTTTGAACTCTTCTAGCCTCTCTAGTACTAGCTTTGTCTTATCTCTCATATCATTATCTATATCAGAATTCTCTTTTTTCAAGGCACTTGCTATATTATTCTTTAGTCTACCAACTTCTTCACTCAAAAACATTTTGAATTCAACACCATTATCTGTGAAAGATGTTAAAAAATGATTCAAAAGCTGTTTCTGCTCTGGTAACAATTCTTTGTCATACTTCTCATTAAACTTTTTAACGAATGTCTTATAAACCAAACCATCTATATGCGGCATGTTCTTTGACTTTGCAGTAACACCTTCTCTCATTACCATGGATCCAAGAAGCTTTCTTTCAAGTAGAACTCGTTCTTTGGTATTGGCATCATCACCAAACACCTGAGCTATTGTTGCCAAATTCTTATAGTTGGGGACAAAATTAGAAAATACTTCAGATGTCAAATTTTTGTTGATCGTATTTATCATCTTTGTTTGGTTTTTGAATATCTCATTTTTATCAAGTTTATGATAGTCTATTCGTGCTTCTTTTATCAACCTCTCGGCAGTATAAATATCTAAACCTTTTGTTTCTTCTAGTGCTTTGTAAAGTTGTAGCTCTTTTCCCAATATACTATTAGGGGTAAAGTGCTCCTTCATGATTTTAACAATCAAATTCTTTCTACTCACATCTTTCCGGACGACTGCTTTGGCGACTTCTCTAACCAGCGCCTCATAGACAAAAGCTGTGTTTCTCTTTTTATTATGTTTAAGCTTCATTTTTCTTTCGCTCCAAATTCTTTAGGCCTTCAACCAGTCTTCTGACTTCGTGATTTGTTTCAAAAAGCTTTCTCTCTTCGAGCAATTCCTTTCCTTCATAAATAGATTCTCGTTCTTCAAATAGCCCTTTAGAAAGAGAATCCAGTCCGCCATATCCAGTTTTGCCTGGAAATGTTGTTCGATTGGTGCCAATTTCTGGTCTGGATAAGCTTTTATAATTTTTTGCCCTGCCAGCTGATTTCCTTTTATCGTAAGCAACTGGGAAGTATGGCTTGCCTTTTGAGTTTGGAGTATAATATCCATCTTCTCTACGGCCAGGAGGAGCTTCCTCTTCTGGTGCTGAAAGCAGCATATCTTCTTCTCCGCCTTCTTCTGGTGGCGCTTCGCCTCCCTCTTCTGGTGGTGCTTCGCCTCCCTCTTCTGGTGGTGCTTCTCCCCCCATCATGCCGGCAAGGGCTTCCATTCCTCCATCACCGCCTTCGGCTCCCATGCCACCACCACCTACTGCTCCCGCTGCTGCTTCTGCGGTTGCTGCTGCGGTTGCCTCAAGGGTTGCGTCGAACTTACGATCATAGAACAGTTCGCGTTGGTTGCGAAGGAATTCTTCTTCAGAAACACTGAATAGGTGTTGCGCAACCCAGCGGCGAGAGAAGTATCCTTCAATGGCTGCCGAGCCGGCGACATCAAATTTAGCTTTCCAGTGCTCTAGTTCTTGTAGTTCAGCAAGCTTTGATGGATTAGCGAGTGAAAGACTAAAAGAAACCAAATCGTCGCTTCGGAAGCCCAACGTATAAAGATGGATGATGCCAATCTTTTCAAGCTCTGCAACGATTGAACGCTGTAAGCGTTGGACAGTTCTGGCGAAGCGGATGTCTTTCTGGGCTAGAGTTGTTTTATCTTCATCTGCCCCTTCCCCTCTAGAAAGATAAGACGCAGGAACTTTAAGTGCAGAAAAAAGTTTATCTCTTAAGTACACAACATCATCAATGTCGCCTGAGTGGGCTCCGCCGGCTAGCGGTATAATTTCGGTTTGAGAGGCGCCTCGGACTGGGATGAAAAAATCTTCCTCGATTGAAAGAGGATTGTAGCGAAGATCGACTCTGCCAGTGTTCTCATCAACAACCTGGTTCCGTTTCATTTGAGACATGACTTTCTGCATGTATTGTTCAACTTCATTTGCAGGAATGTTTCCGACATCAATCTTGAACACTCTCCGGTCTGGTGCGCGGACAATACGATAAGCCATCATAGCATCTTCAAGTAGAATCAATTGGCGCCAGATTCTTCTGGCTGGCTCTAAAATGGATGTTCCATAGGGCGCATGCTTATCGTTGCCAAGAATACGGAAATGGCCCACTTGCCAATTTTCTAATGTTAGGCCGCCCGAATTCCACTGAAATTGAATATAGTCCGGATTTGTCTTGTCTTCACCCTCTACCCTTTCAACCTCTTGTGAGGGAAGCCCAATGCATGTTCTGATCCCGTGTTCGTCGTCAACATCGAGATAAAGAAAAAAGTCTCCATATTTGCACATCGTTCGGGCCCAACCAAAAAGATTGTGCTCAATATTCAAAACTTCACTGTAAAGAGATCCAAGTACTGCCTTGATCTCTTCGTTGTGGCATTTGATGGTCAACATTGGTTGCAAGGCCGAATGTGCTGTCATCTCGTCGGCATAAATATCTAAAGCAGAAGCAATCTCTGGCGTGTATTCCATCTGGTCGAAATCCACATACCGCTCTGTGCGGTTATGCTGATTCATCATCTGCGGTTGGATATGAGAGAACGGGAGGTTGTTAGCTCTCTTAAACTGCTGTCCACTGGCTGATTTAAAACGAGATGAATATTTATCCAGCTGGTTTCTTCTTAGTCTTCTGCCGGACTGGGTTCTCCTATTAACAATAGGCCCAGAAAATATCTTTGTCAGACTTTTAAATAAATCTGATGCTGGGTTGTTTGGATTTCTTCCGTGTCTTTTTGCCATCTTTTTATCCTTTCAAAAGCCAAACAAATTCGTTTTGTTCTTGTCTTGCTTGATTCTTTAAATTATCCATTTTTGATTTATTGTTGTGTCCGGACATGCCCGGAATCGTAGTGTCCATCTGTTTACTAGAAATTATCATCGAAGACATCATTGCTTTATTATATTCCATATCTTTTTGGTTAACTGTTAATGCTGTGTCCCTCACCCAACACGCTATTGCAAATGCCATCACCAAGTCATCATTATATGACCTCATAGCTTGTGCTTTATTATTGTGCCAAATGAAAGTTTTGAATTCGCCGATTATTCGTGAAGAATATACAGTAATTAGTTGGTTGCGAATGAATTCTTCCATCTTGGCGATTATTAGAGGGCGAGTTTTAGAAGAAGTTGTGAACCCAGGAACGGAGTTATTTGTTCCCTGTGCCTGTGCCTCTGTTATATATTCGTGTGTGCCCTTGACAGAGAAGTAAATATTTGGATATTCCCTCTCTTGTAGCTTCTCTAAGATGGAAATCCCCAAACTATTGTTTTCCACGACAAGCATACAGTCGCCATACTCTTTGCCTGTGCTGTCTAATATAGATGCGAACTGTTCTAAGTTTGGTTTGCCCTGATATTCTCCAATAACTTCCATTGTCTCCAGTTTGATAACATGGAACACAGAATAGTCAGCGGCGTCGCCGCGAGCTACATCTGCTACGAGAAGATAGGCACAGGAAGCATCATATTGTTCCCAGAGCCAAAGGTTTCTGTCAAAGCCAACTCGATACTTAGGCTCCGTTATTCCATTGTAAAGACGGTTAATGTCGGATGCCGATATAACTGTTTCGCCAGATGCGTTAAAGTTGCACTCAAGCTCCTGTGCTATTTGGCGAGCAGACATGTTGCGGGTTTCTTTTGCAAACCACTCTTCGTCTCGCTCTGGGTGTACATCCCATGGAAGGATTATCGGGTGGAAGTCATTGATGCCGGCGTCCGCCTCAACATAGGTTTTATGAAACCAGTTGCCAACACCGTTTGGGGTGGATAGTGCAATGCAGCGGCCGCCAGTTGATAGAGTAGGATACAAGCCTGTCCATAGATCGTCCAATCCCTCAACGTGGGCGGCCTCATCAATTACGAGGAGAGACAGGGCTTCGGAACGACCTGCGTCGGCTGATGTCGAGGAAGCCTTGACTTCTGAGCCGTTTGTAAGAACGAAGGACGTCCGGTTGTCGATCTTGATGCTGGCTATCTGTAGCCAAGGTGGAAGGTACAGCATCATACTCTTCACTTTTTTAACTAGGTTTGCTGCTGTTTGGAACTTGGTTGCGATGACGAGAACATTTTTGTCTCGGTAAAACAGAAGCATCCAACAGATGTAAGCTGCGGTGATAGTTGAGATTCCAAGCTGTCGGCCTTTTAGGATGACATTGAAACGATAGTCATCATAGTCTCCCAGCAAGTCGTCTTGGAACGGGTAAGTCTTGAACGGAATGAGTCCGTGCATTGGGTGAGCTATTTTAGCGTAGTTGTTAATAAAGTATTGCGAATCTTTGCCGCACTTTATTATCTCTTTGACAATTTCTTTTCTGGAAAGTCCAGAGGACATTACTCCGCCTTAAGCGGGCTGTGTATATCCTTTCGGGCCTTTACTTTTCCTTTGCCGGCATAGACTGGCTGGCCTTGTGTGGGCTCTTTCCTTTTATCATTCTTGGCCTTTTTGCCCCAGCCTCCCTGTTCTAAGAAAGATTTGAACTTTGAATCGACGCTATCTTTGCTCTCGCCAGAAACCGCTTCTGCGTCAATTCCACCAATGTCAAAGTATTGTTTAGCTTGAACCCAAGTACGGACACGAGATGTGTTTTGTACAACCGCGTCCACTTCTCCGACTACCTTCAAAGACAGAGAGGAGCCAGTTATCTTCTTGTATTCTTTTTTGATGAACTTTGCTATATCGCTGATCATCTGCTCAAGATCGCTCTCAAAATTCTTATCATGCGTATCTTTAAGATTAATTTCAGAATGATAATGGATGCACAACTGATTTCCATAAAGAGAAACTTTAAAGCCATCCATGATGCGAGAATCTGTAATTGAATCACCCTCTTCTCTTTTTAGGCCAACCTTGATAGGTTCACCATTATCATCTAGGGCACCGTCGTGGCTGTTTGCCATAACTTGAGAAATACCTCTAACTATTTCTATTGTAGTTGCCATTTATTTATCTCCTAAAGATTTTTTAATCTCTTTTCTAATCATACTTTCAAGTACATTATCTTTGTTTTCGTTCATATCGCCAGTAAATGGTTGAGCAATGGCCCTCTCAATATTGGCAGCGAAACCTCGTGACGGGGTTGTCTCATAGACCATAGAGGCCAAATGAGAGTCTATACTTTTAAGAACGCGCATGATATCATGCGCGTGCTTATCCATTTGACTTTTTGTTCCGGAATGTTTCTTTTCTTCATTACTCATTTATTTTGGTCTCCATCCTGTTTTCCAGCGATCTTCTCGCCCGTCTATCCATTGAATATAACACTTATAGCAACAATCAAATTTGTTCATGAATACATCGTCGCGTATTTTGAAAGAATAAGCTCCGCAGACAGGACAAGATCTTTTTGTAGTTTCTCTATTAAGTAGTTTTCTGGACATTAAAATACCATCTACTTCTATTTTCTCGTCTCGATCTTCCGTATCTCTTTCTTTCTCGGCCAGTTTCTTTAATTGCTCTTCGTATTCTTTCTCTTTTTCTTCGTCCCAGTTTCCCCTAGGGTTCTGAATAGTTTCGTTGCCATACTTTTTAGCGATGGCTTGCTCTATCTTCACAACATAGTTCGGATCTTTCTTCTTCATTTTGCCACATGAACGATAAATGCTGTTGTCGCTATACCTATAGCAGCCCCTCCTAGTGACCACCAAATATTGGTAGCCGGAGAATGGTTCTTTATTAATTTGTGTAAGTCGCCTATCTCTTTATCTTTCGCAGTGATGACAATGCTGTATTCTTCACTAAGAGAATCAAGGCGTAAGTTGAGCGTGTCAACCACCAATGTGTGTTCTAGTTTTTGTTTCTCAATCTCATAGCCAAGCTTCAACTCATACTCTTCTTTGACGAATTGACTTTTGGCGAGGACTTCTGCGATGGCTTCTGGGTTAAACAGGGCTCCTTTGAATGGTGCTGCCTGATTCTTGCCGAGAAGCGTGAACTGTGGTGTTGCTTGTGCTTGCGCTGGTAAGCATAAAGTAAGACACAACAATACTTTCGCTATTCTTCTAAGGACTAACATACTCTATCCCAAAATAATTCTCTAGGTCTTTCTTTAATCCTTCTCCGTTTTCTCCGAAGGCAACGACATAAGCTTCTTTTCTTTTCGTGTATTCTTTTAGAAGCGCCACTTTATCATCAGAGTGTTCCAACTCCAATTCTACTAGTCTTTCTGAGTATCTCTTTACTAATTCGTCTCGCGCAAGCAACTCTTGCTCGTGTATATCCTTCACCTTATCCATTTGCTCTTGGTGGCTTTCAGTTGCCGATTCAAATGTGGCGACGAGTGACGAGTAGTCTCCCCTCATTTTAGTAAAGAAGGCGAGAACACAAAAAAAGAGAAGCAACTCTTTCCAATACTTTTTAGTAAAGGAAAGAGCGCTCGACGCTAAATTAGCGTAATTGAACACTAAGCAGCCTTGAGTTTGGCAACGGCATCGATGACGCCTTGAGAGCCAATATAAATTGCACTCAAGATTACGAAATCTGCGCTGTCAACCGTGCCGGCATATGTAAAGCCAGCTGCTGTGAGCCAGACAAGCAGTTTACGTGAAACCGCCCTCTCTAGCACCTTGTCAATTGTTCCTTTTATCATAGACATTTTTTCTCCATTCTATAGTATAAATAGTTATTGATTTACAAAAGCGCACCCATCAACCTTCGAGATGTCTATAGTCATATCGACAACATCCTTCAGTGAATCAAGGTGTGAAATAAGTAAAACTGTTTTAAAATAGCCCTTTATCATATCCAATAACTCTGTAAAGGATTGTAAGTGCTCTTCATCGAGAGCCGTGCCGGGCTCATCAAGT